ATTTACCTTAGTCCCAGGAGCGTCTTTACTCCCGAAATCACGATAAACAACTTGAAAATCTTTTGGGCTTTTAAATTGAGCACGTCCTTTTTCAGAACGTAGCCTTCCCACCCTAGCTGATTCTTCTAATTCTTCAAAGCCTTCTCGTTCAGCTTTTCTTTTCTGTTCAGCTTTCTTTGCTTTTGCTTTAATAGCAGCAGTATGCCGTGCAGAATCAGGGTCTACTGTGAGGGTTTTGGGCTGTCTAGCTTTATCTTTATCTCCAAAGGTACTTTCTGTCATACCTGCGCCTTTAAATTCAGAAGTAACATCAGCAGGTTTTTCATAAACCGATGCTGCGCCTTCGGTAATAGAGCCTTTACCTGTAGGATCAAGACCCCTTGCTGGATTTTTCAGTGCCTTCTTTTGTAATGCCAACTCTCTTAACATTCTTTCTAAGTCACTTCTAGAATTTCTTGCCCCTGCGGGTGGCTGATTCTCCTTTAGCGCCTGACGGTGTTGCTTACTACTAAATTTAGTACCTAGCCGATTTGTACCAGCCATGTCAGCTAGCATCTTATTAATAGTCTTCATCTTTCGACTTATAGTGCTTATTGAATCGTCCGGCTTCCAGGCGTATCCAGGTTTTTTAGGGTCTTTAGTCATAAGTATCTTCTCCTAGTATCCAAATACTTGATCGTTTATCTGGTGTGTTTGTTGCGCCCCTCTAAAGAAAGAAGGAATAAAAGGTCTATTGCTTTGTTGTGTCATTAACATATAACGAAGAGCATCATAAGCATGATCTTCTGCTTTGGTATCCACATCTTCACTATTAGTCTTGCTCATTGGTAGTGAAGGAAGGGTTCGTATTAAGTTAGTACAGGTACTGAGGATTCTAATACGAGGTTGTGCTGCATCGTCTAATTGTAATCTTTTGTGTATCTCTTGTTTTCCTTGCATTCTATCTGAATTAGAAGGAATCCAGCGAAGACCTTTTTCAATCATAGTCATCGCTATACTTCTACCAGTTCCAGTTCTGTTCCAACAAGACTTATCAAGCACGGATAGGTACATATCGGGATCATTAGATTCTAAAGCAAGAATAGTATCTGCTAGATTTTCTGCTGTTAACTTAGTTTGGTACAGTTCTCTGTATATCCAGATACAACCGTCCCAATCCACTGCACCCCAAAGAACACAAGAAGGACTACTAAAGCCATAGTCACAAGCACGGATTCTGATCCAGTTGTAAGGCATTTCTACAGGATCAACTACGTGCATCTGCTGACTGAACTCACTAAAGGCCGCACCTTCAGCAACTGTCCAATCACCTTCTAGTAATCTTTTACGCTGTACTTCAGGAAGAGAGAGAAGCATAGCTTCGTATGTTCCATCCTGCATTAAGTAAGGGTTATCTGTTAAACGAGCAGGGATGAACTTTCGGCTAAATAACGCTTGTCCCTCTTTTTCATGCCCTTTACCATATGTCAGTGCATTTCCGGTATCAATATCAGTAGCGTGAAAAGATACATCTGGTGGGGCAGGGTCGATAAACATTTTCTTAATCCACCAACCCCCTACACCACCGGGGTTGGCTGTTGCTCTCATATAAGTAGTAATACTTGGATCAGTAGTACGTAAGCGAGAGCGAAGATAGTTCCATACATACGGTGTTGGATAGTGTCCTAATTCATCTATACCAATCCAACTAAAAGATTGTCCTTGATATCTGTATACATCATCATCTTGATCTACATAACTGAAGAGCGCAGTAGCACCAGAAGGGAATACCCAAGTCTTAGTAGATTCTTTGAATCTGGCAGAAGGAAAAGCTCTTGGATAAACCTGTTTACTCTTATCGATAAGCTCTGTTAGTTCAGCAAGAGTTCTACGTAAAAGCAGTGCACGATGGTTTCCATTAGTAGCGTACCTAAGAAGGTCCATTAGCATTGCGTAGGACTTTCCGCCACCCGCTGCCCCACCGTATAGTACTTCTTTTTCAGGGGCAGCGAGGAAAGTATATTGAGGGCCATCGTTCGGCCTGAATAAAATTTCGGAATCTTCAGATACTACGTGTTTTTCTGTATCTAAGACGCCTTTATCCTTTGGTACATTATCTTTTTGTTTCTTTAGCTTTTTCTCTAACGCTTTTACTTTATTTTTTTGTGCAGTAATTTGCTTTTGTGTCTTACGTTGGGCTTGTACTTTCCTACTTACGTGATAAGAGCGTTTCTTTTTTATTTCTTCATCACTCATTATGTTCTATAACAATCTCTTCTTGTTTAGGAGGAAGAAATACTACGCCATGCACAATCTCTGCTTTAACATCAATTTCTTGTTTCTTACTAATTCCTGTTCTGTCCAGAATATCTGTAGCCGCTCTTAATCTTAGCTCCATTTGACTTGTAGGGATAGAGCCGTCTGCATCTAAAGCCTCTTCTAGTCTACGAGAGGATTTCACAGTTGCAGTTGCTAACTGTGTTCTTGTACGGGCGATGATTTCTTCCCGTAAAGAATGCATTACATTGCTACGAGAGCTAGGATGATACCCCGCAATATCTAAAGATTCAATGACATTGCCGCCAGAAGTAAAAAGATGCTCCAAAAAAGCTTCTTGTTTTTCTGTAAGCGTCTTCTTGGTTAGTGCTTGCATTAGAAAACCTTTTTTAGTTTATATATATATATTATAACGCTCCTGACGATTTTGTCAAGTATAAAATTTAACTATTTTGTAAGTCATTGATTTAATTATGCTTTCTTTTTAGGAAAAATACGGTTACTGAGCAACGATTAACAGAAGCTTACATGCTAAAGAATACTCTAATACAATCAATAGGTTACTATAGGTGTGTAAGAAACTTTTTTCAACGTCTTTTTACCCAACTTTTCTTAAAAATAATGTTTAATATAATCAATAGGTTACCAATAGGATGAAAAAAGTACTTGACAACATGCCGTTTCAGGTGTATAATAGTAATTAACTACCTACCGGCCCCCATATAGTACCCTATACAGTACCCTATACAGTACCCTATACAGTATTCTATAGGATTTCTATTATTATTTTATCCTATAGGGTACTTATAGTATACTATAGGATTGCCAATTATTATTTCTTTAATTAAATCAACATATTAGTACACATAAGGGTTTGAAATTAGTAAATTTTGAGCATCTGTGTATATAATAGTAGGACTACCCCCCCTGCCCCTTCCCTTCCCCCCCTTACATTAGAACAAATTAATATAAATATATGTTTATATGTACGTCTCCGTGTACTGAACTGTGGAATTAATATAACATTAGGGTAGGCTGATATAAAGATATGTTTATATGTACACTTTTCCTGCCTCGTTCCCTATGTGTAATGATAATGGCTCGCAAGTAAGGGGGGGCATGGCCGGGTATATGTTCGGGTGGAGTATATCAATCCGATATATGTTTACCTGTTATATATCAAGAGCATCCCTATGTATTGCAATGCACCATACAATATGTTGCACTGCCGCATAATATATTGCACTGCACCATCCCCCCTTATGCTGCACTGCACAATGACTCCCCTTCCTATGCTGCACTGCACACAAGGAACAGAATAGGAACATGCATCTTGTTTCCCAATGTTTACAATGACTTAGTATTTAATTTCATTTTATTTTATTCTGCCCCTTGTATATTGCACTGCACAACATTATCTGTATTGTGTAGTTAAAAACGGCCATACCGGCCAAGGGATGCCCCCCTAATGCGGGCGAGGAGAGACGCCATGTCTCGCAAGGAAAAGCGGGCCGCACGTCAAAAGCGGCACCATATCGACCGCCATTGGCGGAACATGCTGGGCTATGCTAGCCGGGCTGATTCGACCCGGCCTATGGCAAACAAGGTTAAGCGGAAGCTTGCGCCTGCATAGTATCTGAGTGACATTATTGCGACCGCCTTGCTAGCTCTAAGGCAAGGCAGGGACAAGGGAGTGGCGTTGTCGCACGCCTGTAAGAAACGGCATTGTCCCTGCACCATATAGGTGGCGTCCTACCTAGCGTTGTGCGAAATGGATGTTAACTGGAGGTATCTTCGGATGACCCATAATATTGAGTGGTTCGCTACGAAACAAATCCATGAGGCCAAGCCATCCACTGGCTGGTCCATGCGGTCTATTCAGGACCAAGCGGCTAAAGAGTTTCCGCTAT